TGCATGTTCATGTAGTAATTATACTTACTCATGTAACCATTGAAGATGTCAAGCTGGGCTTGCTTGGCGTATAGATTGAAGTCGTCTGGAGATATATATCCGTAGTTGTTCTTATTGCATATAGCAAGAACCGTTTCCCGTACATCGTTGATACTTACCATAGGCACAAAGATAGTGAATATAAAAAACCCCCAAGCTATTACTCAGGGGCTTATTAAATGACCTTGACTGGTACGCTGTTCTAATGGGTAGCGTTCAAGGTACTGTTAGGCGATTCTGATCGAAAAGCAAGCGACCGATGGGGACGCAAGCTTGAAGCTCTCTGGGCGATTGTTGCTCGAGTGTGCCTCCAAGATCGCGATTTCTATCGAGGTTGCCTGCGCGACTGAAAGTTGCTGGTTGCCAACGTGACTGATCGTTACAACGTCAGCGCCAGTGCCAGAAGCATAGGTCAGGGTGGTCATTCCGATAGCGTCAGTTACCGCTACTGGCTGCGCTACAAGTAGCACCTGCTCCGCAGAAACCAATTGCTTAACTGTAGATACAGTGCCAGAGTAGACGGACATGACGTTAGTGATCAACGCAATATCAGCACTTAGCGTTACTAATGTGGCGCTATCAATAGCTGTAATGGTCGCGTATTTACTAAGCGTCATGTTGTGAACGTAGTCTCCGATCGAAAGAGCAGAGGTATCGGCCAAGGTTAACTTGCCAGATACTGTTGCTCCAGCCGCTTCTGAACTGATCAGCTTGTCTTGTAGAGGTACTTTGATGAATTTTGCCATTGTTAAAAATATTTATGGGTTTATGTAAGTCACAAAGATAATCAATCTTCTAACATCGGCTCAAGGAGTTTGAACGACTCAAGACCCTCGTCTGATTGCATGTATGATGCAACGATGTAGTCTCTGTTTTCACCATACGGTACCGTCAGCATTCGCTTCTTATTTGTTGGAAGGTTGAAGTGAACGTCCTTACCTCCTCTATATCCAAGGAGGCCCTTATCAAACATAAGAGCAACGGTTGCCTTTAAGTTCGTCATTGGATCGTTAAGAATACTTAGAAACTCCTTTGGGTTCTTCCTAGCGTACACAAGTACGTCTCTCCTTAGCTCAGCGGTGCTCATCTTTGTTACGTTTTTACCCAATACAACGCGTCCGATCCGCTCAAGTTCAACTAGGTCTAGTTGTTTGGCCGCGATTAATGCATCAACCTCGTAATTGAACGTCTCAAGTTCTTTCTCAGCGTCTCGCTCATTGTTTATCTCTTCAAATACCTTCCCATTCTCTGGGTGGATCTCTAGGAAATACTGTAGGACTGGATTTGTTTTTGGAACGCGTAGGAACCCATCCTCAAAGATGATTGGCTCTAGGATAACCTGCTTATCCTGCTCGTCCTCAAATGGTGTCTTTTGGTTTGGTGAGTACCGAAGTGCTCGGTTGCTTGTTCCGTCAAAATGCAATAACGCGTGTCTGTGGCTATTGCGTGATGGAAGCATGAATGATAGAGGCGCCATCCCTCTTTTTAATCTGTAGGTCTTATCGACCAATGTCTTTGGTGTGCTCATTTTATTTTAGATTAGATTAGTGAAAAAAGAAAAAAGGTGAGGGTAGCATACGCTACCCTCCCTTCAAATTTAGAATTAATCTTCGAAGATAACGAAGTTGTTTGCTCCAAGAGTACAAACACATCTCTCAGACAAGAAGTTAACCTCCATTGCATCAAGATCGCTTGTGGCAGCACCACCAGCAGAGCCAGTGATCCAAGTCTTGTAGCGTCTATCCTCTGACTCAGAAGCACGGTAACGAACGTGTAGGAATGGACGCTTAGCGTTCTTTCCAAGCACCTGATCGTATACGGTTGTAGAACCTGCTGGTACTAGCAATCCATTTACACCTCCAGAAGCCAATCCACCTCGCATCGTTGGGTCGTTTAGATACTTCCAATCAGATTTGTAGAAATCGTAACCTCTACGGAATCCTGTGAATCCAAGGTTCAACGCCATCTGCTGATCATTATCGAACAGTCCGTATGATGTACCACCAGCACCGTAAGAGTTCTGAGCAGCCAACATGTCATCGATATCGAAAGAGAACTGACGATTAACGAACAATACGTTTTCCTCAATTGATCCCTGCTTATCAAGTCGCTGGATGATGGTGTCAAATTCCGCTAGAGTCGTTGGGTTACCACCTCCAAACACGTTTCCTCGATCCTCTACAGCGTAGAATACGCCCTCAGAACCAGTTAATGGTTGCGCAAGTCCGATCGCTCCAGATCCAGCCTCGGCTGGAACAGCTTCAATCATTGCTGTCTCAAGGTAGTCATCGAAACGAAGACGTGTCTCGTGCTCTGCCTTCAAGTACCACAGATACCCCGTACCTCCATTCTCTGTTGACACCTCAATCCACCCGATCTGGGCCATGTCTGATCCAGATACAGAGTACTTATCCTTGATGATAATTGGTTTGTTATCAAAGATATCGTCAGATGGCTCTACAGACTCCTGCATTCCATTTGTACCCTTTCCGAACTCAGACCCATAGATGAACAGTGTAACGGTACTGTTAACGGCAAATGCCTGACCAGCGGCCTCGTAAAAAGCAACGCTAACAACCCCAGTGGCATAATCCACAGCGGTTACAACAGCCTTGTTTGATCCATTACCAGCATTGTCTGATATCATGATTGTTTGGCCTACTCTAACTGATACGTTAGTTGCTGGAGCGATGTCACTGACCGTGAAGTCCGCTGTATCATCTGCAAGCGCACCATCTGCGTTTACATCGATATACTTTGTGTGTAATCGACCTTGCTCTGCCCACTTAATCAAATCTGAGTTTGATGGAAGCTCAGCGCCTACCATTCGCAAGAATGATGCTACGCTTCGGTTTCCGTAACGCTCAAATTCCTTCTCATATGTATCTGGAAGATACTGATTTAAGAAATCAAAGTTTGTAATGTAATTGGTTGATACCGCTTGCTGCGTAGAGCTCGGCTGTAGCTGAAATGTTGGTAATGCGTTTAAAGCCATGATGTTTTGTTTTTAGTTTTGTTTATGTTTTGTTATTTCTGATCTTTAGGCCATTGCTTGAGCTTTGACTTACTGATCGCACTTGGAATCCCCCTTTGTTGACCGCCTCTGGCGCTCTCCTAGTGTCCATGTCAATATTCTTGGACCTCTTGGTGATGTCACCAACTGCATCCGCCTGTCCTTGTTCATAAAAGAACTTGGCAAACTTTTCAGGGTTCATCGCTACGGAAAGGGCTTTGTGATATCCGCTAACATCCTTGAGTAATCCGTCTTCTCCAATGTACTTATTGATGAAATTAAACGGAGTGTCATTTGACTTTCTCAATTCAGCAGCTTCAGCTGGCTTGAACACCATCTTCTTGTCGTTGACATCGAACTCAAAACCTTTGAATTCATCCCCGAACAACTCGTCAGTCTTCTTGCTAAACCATTCGCTTTTCTGTTGGTTCTTAGCTTGTTCATTTTTGTCCTTTTCCAATTTATCTCGGTAGGCCTTGATCTCCTCATCGTTACCAGCGCTGTCAGAACCCTTACTTGACTCAAGCGGGATCTTGTATGACTCTTGCTGTTCCTTTAAGAACTTCTTAGCCTTGGTGAGCTCTCTTTTCTTTGCTAACTTCTGCTTCTTGATAAGCGACTCTTCATCCAAGTCTTCATCATATGCGAACTTAGAATCCATTAGATCCTTGATGTCGTCGTCGTCAAGCCCTTCCTCTGTCTGCCTGTAATACTCGCGTAGTACTGACTCTGAGTCTGACTCGTCGATGTTTTTCTGCACCTTGACGAAGTCATCAATTCCTCTACCAGTCTCCTTCTTAAACTTGAAGAAAGCTTCAACATCCTCTGGTAATTCAGGTGATGTCTCTCTTTGGGATAGCAACTCTTCTAGAGAGTTGATCTCCTTACCGTATCGGTTTTTAATATGTGAAAGAACGTCTTCCTCTTTTAATCCCTGTGGCGTCTCAACCGTTCCCTCTGGTTTTGTTCCCTGTTGTTCCTGTTCGTGCTTCTTGAGCAATGCGCTCTCGATCTCTTGAACAGACTTTGACTCCACCTCTCCGAGGTCTCTTACTTTAAATTCAGCCATTTGATTTGATTTTATGCAAAGTTATTGATTTATTTTTTATCTAGGCGAGAACTCCGCGAGATCAAATCCATCCAAACTATCCTCGTTTGACTCGAAACTTAGCGGTGGAAGGTTGTTCTTTCGCTGATCGATAAGCTTTGATTGCTGCGTATTCTGCTTATCAATACGCTTTGCCTTCTCGGTCTCCCTTGTATCTTCTCGCTTTTGTATCTGCTCCTGAGCCGCGCCCTGTAACTGCATCTGCATCTCGAACTCTCGCTCCATAAGCATTAGTTTGTACTTAGCCTCTGCGTCAAGTTTCTTTATACCCATGTCAGTCTTTACTTGTTCTAACTGAGCCTTGGCCTGCATCTCCATCTGGATATTCTGCTGAGCCGACTGCGCCGCCATCTGTTGAACCTGCATCTGAGTTTGAGCCTGCATCTGCTGAGATTGCATTGCCTGTTGCTGCGTTGCCTGATCTTTCTTTTTCCTCTTGACTTTTAATAGCTGATTCGCAAGCTTGATATTCTTTACTTCTCTAATGTCGATTGCGTCCTCAAGGTTTATATTGTCTCTAGACAGTGCTACTTGAATGTTCGCCTCAAGCTGAGCCCTTTGCTCTTCGTCTGGAGCTATCTCAATGAATATTCCGAAGCTTGCAATTGGAAGGTCTTTTATCTGCTCAAGCGTACTTACATTGTAGTTTCCAATTTGGTTAAGGAACTCCTCTCTAAAATCTGAGTATTCAAGAAGGTCGGCAACCCTGTAGGACAAGGCCTCTGAAAGCATTCTCAACACATACAGGCTAGATTCAAGTATATGTCTCGTAGCCGTGTTTGAGTTTACAGCAGCTAGTTTCTGAACTCCTACTAGGGAATTAGGGTCAGGTGTTGATCCGTCTCTAGCCTCATTGAGCCCAGTGACCGCCCGAATCATGTCTAAGTAGTGGTTGTAGTTTGATATGAGGAGCTGCATCTTTGACGCTCCGCCAGTTGATGATAGTGGCTGGATTGGCACCCTCGCATTGTTAAACTCACCTTCCTGAGTGTAGCTCCTTCCGATTACGCTACCAGTTTGGAAGTACAGCCTCAGTGCGTCTTCTGGATTGTACGCTGCCCCAGTTCCAAGGTCTACCTCATTCAATCCATCAGCATCAATGAATACACCGTCTGGGACCATCCTAGATATGACCTGCTGCATCTTTAGGTGCGTCAGCTGAATTAGATCCACGAATGGGACCATCCTCCTGCATAACGACTCTATAGACCCCTTGTACATCCTTGGGGCACATGCCACATAGTTCGGCATTACCTTCTGACTTGCAGCCGTGGGTCTTACCATGTTCTTTGATAACTCCCACTTCAAGACAATGCTTGTTCCCATCACCATTATACCCTCGTACCATACCTCAACGGTCTTTGATACCTTCTCAAAGTTTCCCTCTTCCATCATGTCTGATGGCGGGTTGAACTCGTCATCCTTTTCTATTACACGCTCTCCTCCTCCCTCAAGCGTCTTCTTCTTGTATACAAAGCTCTTCGTGGTTTTATAGTTGAAGTATAAAAGAGTGCAGGTGTCCCTGTAAAACAGGTCATTCTCGTGCATTTGAGACAGGTTGTACTGGGTCGCCCACTGACTACTTGACTTTGATATCAACTCCATATCCTCCTTAGTCAGATCTGGGTCTATCTTAATCAGCTCCGTGAGTGCCATTGTCTTCACCTCCCCCCAATAGAAGCAGTCCTTAAAGTATGGATCCTCTGTGTAGCTATACACGACGTTCGCTGGATCAACGTAATCAACAACGATTCCGCCTCCCTTTTGGAACGTGTGCTTTGCAATCTCTATGCCTATGACCATTTGGTCGTAGTCCAGTCTCTTCCTAATGTCCTGATAGCTGTTCTGCTCCAGTATGGTATTTATAGCTACCTCCTCGGCTATTTCTATAGCTGGCTTGTAGTTTAACTGCATATACAGCGATAGTTCCTCGTCATTATCTGGAACGTCGTCAGGGTTCATTGTGTATGGATTGACCCCGAAGTCTGATTGGACAAGGTTGAAAACATCCTTGCCCGCCATCTGGGTCTCTATATTCTCTTGAAACTTGTTCCTACGCTCAGATGACATGGCATCCTGAGCAGTAGCCTTCACCTTGAACATTCTATCCGTCATGCCATTGACTACGATATCAACGAACTTGGGGAGAATTGGTACTGGTGTCCAATCTAGGTTTAGATACGAAAGGTCCCCATCAACAGCGAGCTCATCCTTGTACTTCTGTACAGACTGCTCTCCTCTAGCGTACAGTCGTAGCTTATGAAACTGCTTCCACTGGTCGTAGTATCTACAGCCGCCTCCGTCCTTTCTGAACCATTCGTATTGTATGGCTTGCCCGATAAGTAGGCCATACTCAAGACTTGCCTTTTCTCTGTCTGTAGCAAATTGGTCAGGAAATCCCGTTGACGGGACGTTTATTGATACTTCCTTCATCTATCGCTTTAATTGGCTATTTCTCCCATCGTTACTGTATCTTGCAAAGTTAACTGTTATTTTTGACTGCTGCGTTTGCGGCGTGTATAGGTGCCTCTGGTTTGCCATGATTGCTAATCCAGAGCTTATTGACGCATCAAACTTGGTCCTGTTGTTTATGTCAAACCTAGCCCAGTCCTCAAGCGTTCTAGTGAACGGCATAGACCCCATCTCGTCAGCTGGCCTGAATGAGCCCTCCATATCGAGTCCTACATACTTCTCAATGTATGATTCTATAGCTGACGCGTGTGCTTGCTTTACATCTTCGCTTGAGTTCGGTATTCCGCCGAGTTCTAACTCGGTCTTTGACAATTTTGATATGTGCTTATCTGGCCTGTTCATTGAGTAGCCCCTATACCCTCTATTCTTCAGGTGATATAGTAGCCTAGCCTTGTTGTTCTCCACCAGTATTGGCATACCATAGAACACGATAGCCATCAGCACCTCTTCAAAGAATATCTCTGCGGTCTGCGGTCTTGCAACGTACTGCAAGAAGAACTCATTACTTGGCGCGTTGTCCATATGCACCTTTGTTAGTCCATGCAGCGCCCCGTTCGAGCCTCCGCCACCAACCGTACCTGAGATGTCATATGAGTCACACCCGAACGATCCAATATGCTCATTTGCTGGAAACTTCTTGCCTCCTCGCATTTCTATCCTATTCTGCATGTTGGCTGGAGGAATCCAAGATGTTAGGAATCTGCCGTTCCTATCTGGCGACCAAATCACCTTGCTGTCTTTTATTCCATTCTCCCAGTGAAAGCCTCCCCTTGTTAGGTGGTGCTCCTTGATCATATTGTCATTGTAATCTATCTGCTGATAGATCTTTGTTAGGTTGAATATAGATTCCTTGCTCTCATCCCTGAAGGCGTGAGACTCAGTTCTTGGGTACTGCCTGTAGAACTCGTTAAGGTCATCTGCGTCACCCTTCTTTGAGTCCACCTCATTCTCCCAGTAATCAATGGCGCCTATCTTTATAAGCTCCCCATCTATCCCCATGATCGGTTTCTTAGGGGTCCTTAGCACTGGCATTCCGTATACATCTATGAATCCCTCCATATTATACTCCATTGGAATGAATAGCGCGTAGAGCCCACTCTCGGTTTGACCGTTAGAGTTTCTCTTTAACGGGTCCGATCCACTGTACAGCTTCTTGTAATTTGCCCCTCCCTTTGCAAGTGCATTACAGGTTGAGCCCATCATGCATTTACCAATTATCTTTCGGCCCAACCTAAGACATGTCTTCGTTACCCTCCAGTTGTTTAGGATGTTATCTGGTGGGAGCCATTTACCTGACTCGTCATGGACCAGTAGCAATAGTTTTTCACCATCGTAGCTGTTGTCTGCGGTATTCTTCCAGTCAATCGTAGTATCTAGCCCTTCTAGCGTCTCCTTGTTCAGGGAGTTCATACTATTCTTGGTGATTTTTGATGCTGGTATTCGGTACGATAGCTCTGTCTTCGGCTTATCCATACCGTCCATGATGGGCTTGAAGAAGAATGGATAGTTGCTGTTTATAGGAACCACCTTATCCGTAAACATCTTCTTCGCATCCGCACCCGTCTTTGACAGTATGCCAATCCGTCTATTTTTGGCTAATGTTCCCT